GGAACATTTTGCTGAAACTGACTCAGAATATATGTTATTCTTTGAGGATGATATGTTTTTAAACCCTCCCAGTTCTACAGGTTTCTGTAAAAATGGCTTTCGCCAATATATCCAAGGGCTTCTTCCAAAAAGTTTAAAAATTATGGCAAAGCATAAATTTGATTTTCTAAAATTATGTTTTACTGAATTCTTTGGAGACAATCGAACTCAATGGTCTTGGTATAATGTCCCACAAAATGTCAGAGAAAAATATTGGCCAGAATACCACAAGCTCCCAGAGCATGGCTTAGACCCTAATGCTCCGCTTTTATCTTTTAACAATATGGGTTTCGAGGACGGGTTAACATTTTTAACTGGAGAGATTTATTATGCTAATTGGCCTCAAATTGTCAGCAAGTCAGGCAATAAAAAAATGTTTCTAGACACAACTTGGGCTCATCCTTACGAGCAGACATGGATGTCTCATATTTATCAAGAAACTAAAAAAGGTAATATTAAACCCGCTATTCTTTTAGCTTCACCAATTACTCACGACAGATTTATTCATTACGATAAATCAGAAAGAGTTGAAAGTTAAATCATGTTAAATTGAATGCAAAATAAAAGTACAGTAGCCATACTTCTTTATGGAATTACTAGAGGTCAAGGTAGTATTGTCTCTCAAAAATTCAACGAATTTGTAATTAATGAATTAAAAAAACACTTTAACTTAACAGTGTTTTTGTATTGCTTTACAGTTACTGAAATGTTGGTAGATCCTCGCCGCCAAAAAAATGATGTTATTAAAATTGAAAATCAAGAAGACTGGAAACTTTTTGACGCTGATTTTTCTGGGGTGGAAGATCAAGCAATTTTTTCTCAAGGTTTTGATTATCAAAATTTTATAGGAAAAAGGATGGACTGCTTTAGGGATAAATATTACTCTATTCGAAATTACATTAATAGTTTGTATTGCCTACAGAAATGTTTTGAATTATCTAAAGATATAAAATTTGATTGCTATCTATGTAGTAGGCTGGATTTATTATATAGAGATAATATACATTTGTTATCCTCCGTTAATGATGTAATTAATAATTCAAATGAAAACATTTTATATTCTCCAGTTTGGAATCAAAGCACAGGTTTAAACGACAGGATATCTATTGGCAATTATAATGTAATGAACATATATAGCAACAGAATCAACCAGTACAAAACCCATAAAGCATTGCATCCAGAAAGATTTTTATTAGATTTATCTAAATCACATAAATTTTTAAATAAAACGTTTAGAATGTATGCTTCTAGGATTCGGGCGGATGGCTCAACACTCAACTGGCCCACTTAATGAAATTTAAAACCTTAACAGGCTCAGTAAGAAAAGTAATTGGCGTCCAAAAATACATGATAGACTGGGATGGAGACAGTAAAAGTAAATTCCAAAAATCAGTCAAAGATTTTTTAAAAAAATACTGGGAAAGACAAGTTATTTTTGAAGAGTTTCCAGTGGCTGGAACAAGAATGACATTTGATTTCTACAATGCAAACGATAAAATTGCTATTGAAGTGCAAGGGGGGCAACATACAAAGTATGTACCCTTCTTTCATGGTGGATATAAAAGTAATTATTTAATGCAATTAAAGCGCGACCACCAAAAGCATGACTTCTGCGAACTTAATGACATAAAGTTAGTTGAAATATATGAAAAAGATAAACTTTCAAAATCTTTCTTTAAAAAGTTAGATATTTCATTGTGAATCGTGTAATATATATAAATGAGTAACATCGACCCCGAAAACCTTCCCGCGTTTCAAATTCCAGACTCCTTGCTTGATAAACTGTATGAGTTTACGGGAACCGCTAGCGAACAATCGAAGGGTTTCTTGCTTACATATACCGATCAAAACGGCACCCCTATGGTTTTTTGTCGCGCAGGCAGCGCTGTAGTAGAAATGGGTATCAGAAAAGCTCTAGAGCAGTATTTGATTGAAATTGAAGGCGCTGATATACCATTTGACGCAAACGATTAAATATAAAACTTGACTTGCACTTAAATTAGTGCTATCATTATAGCCTTATGATGTACTCCTTTGACTTAGAGAAGCAATTATTAGCTGGATTAATAAACCATCCCGATGTCTTTATAGAAATTTCTCACTTCATAGATGAAGATGATTTTTATGATGAAAATTCACAAGTTAACCGCACAATTTTTTCGCTTCTTAAAAACGCAATAGAATCTGGAATCAAAACAGACTATGTTATGCTGGCAGAGAGGGCATCCTCACTAGGCATATCTTTTGAAGATAATATTAATATCGCTGACTATATACAAGCGCTTTCGCTCAGGAAAACAAATGCTGATAGCATTATGAGTGTTGCGAAGGACTTAAAGCAATTAAGCGTAAGACGGCAAATAGCTGAAGCTTCAAAGCAAGTTATTAAGAAAATGCAAAACGCTTCACCCGAAGAGCCCTTTACGCAGCTTGTAGAAGATTCAGACCGCATTTATAATGACGTCATTAATGTTTATGACAATGCTGCAGACTCTCCTGAAGATTTATTCAAAGATATGGAGGACATTATTGAAGATCGTGGAAACAATCCTGTTGAAGAGTTTGGCTTGATCGGCCCACACAAGAGGCTCCATGAATTGTACGGTTCTTTATTAAGGCCAGGCAATATTACAACCATTACCGCTAGATCTGGCGTTGGCAAAACTCAATTTTGTTTAGATTTTTGCTTAAAATCTTCATTAATTAATGGCGGGGTTCCTATCTTGCACTTTGATAATGGCGAAATGAGCAAAGAAGAACTAATGGGTAGACTATGTTCATCAATGTCTGGCGTACCACTACATTTAATTGAGACAGGTAAGTGGCGTAGGGCTGGCAAAGAAGTGGTGGACAAAGTTCGTTCTGTTTGGCCTAAATTAAAACAATACAATTTACATTATTATAATGTTGCTGGCATTAATGTTGATCAAATGGTAAACTTAGTTAAAAGATTTTACTATAGTAAAGTCGGCAGGGGGAATCAAATGATTTTTAATTTCGATTACATTAAAACTACTTCTGAAAATTTAAGTAATAAAAATGAGTGGCAAGTGGTAGGTGAAATGGTTGATAAGTTCAAGCGTTTAGTCCAAAAAGATGTTTTGTTTGATGGCGACCCAGTTATAGCTATGATGACTAGCGTTCAAAGCAATAGGTCTGGAATTACAAACAATAGAAGGCCTGAGAATATAGTTGAAGATGAAAGTATAGTTTCTTTGTCTGATAGAATTACTCAATTTAGCTCACATCTTTTCAGTTTAAGGCAAAAGTCTCACGATGAAATGCTAGAGTCTTCTGATTTTGGAACCCATAAATTGGTTTGCTTTAAACATCGACATTTAGGATCAGATTATGTCAGAGCCCTACAGCCTGTAAGAATGGAAGACGGGTCGCTAGTTAAAAATTCTTTGTTTTTAAGTTTTGATAATTTTAATATTACGGAATGCGGAGACATGCAAGGCTTCGTAAACTCTCAAGCTGCGCAGGCTCATATGAATCTTGCCGATGGAGATGAAAATGAACTGCCCGACATATGATAAGTTCTGATAAAATAAAGCAAATCCTCGAGGAGCTTGGCTATAAACTTCACGACAAAGGTAAATACTGGCAAACTTCAGCTATTTATAGAAATGGAGACAACGAAACTGCTCTTCAAATTTATAAAGATACAGGCGCATGGAAGGACTATGTAAAAAATACTCCATTCATGACTTTTAAAAAGTTGTTAATTCTAACTTTAAATACGAATGACGCCAAAGAACTTTCAAAATATTTAAATAAAGAAGAAACATTTTATTTATCCGACAAATCAAAAACTTCAGACGAGAAGATAGAAATGGAAGATATTTATCCTGAGTCCTGTTTGTCTTCCTTATTACCTCACTATAAATTTTACAATAATAGAGGTATCTCAAAAGATATTTTAGTTAGTTTAAAAGGTGGCCTAGCCACCAAAGGTAAAATGTATCAACGCTTTGTGTTTCCCATTTATAATGAGTATGGTCAAATTCATGGTTTTTCTGGTAGAGATATGTCGGGCAAGGAGGGTCGCCCTAAATGGAAACATATAGGTAAAAAAAATACATGGGTATACCCCGCTTATGTTAATGAAAAATTCAGAACAACAGATAGTCAAGACGCTATTATTGTGGAAAGCAT